TGGCAAACAAGATATTATTCAAGATTTTTTAATGAGAGGTAAAAATGATTAAATACAGATTACATAATATCACAGATTTTGGTGTAGAAATACACGACTTTCACACTGAAAACTCACTAAACAACTACATAGCCTTATTTGTAGACGAACCCTACTGGGTAGAAAATTTGTATACTAATAAAAACATTTATGTGGGTTTTGATGGAGAAGCCTATACCATTGATACTAAGGGAAATAAAGACTATATAGAGACATTTCAAAATCATAAAATCGATTCAGATAATGTTTCACGTGAAACATTGCATGAAACTCCTACAGAATGGATAACAAGGCACACAACTACAGAAGAAAAAGAGCCATTCACCAAATTAGAAAAAATATCATCTTTCTTGGGGGTCTTATCGGTTATAATCATGGCAACATTTTTACTATATCTTTTCTTATCTTCTGTATCATTCATAGCAGAACACTTTTCAGAATTTACATGGAAAGTATTTAACATATTATAAGGAGGAAAATATGGCAAAATTAACAAATCAATTATTGCGTTACAAAGTTATGTTTACGAAAGGAGGTACAGGCGGCTACACCGCTCGCGTCATGATACCAAAAGAAGCTATCCGCGATTTAGACATACATCCAGGGGACAGTATTGAATACACGCGTGTCCCTCACGGCTTACTATTAAGAAAAGTACAAAAGGAGGGAGATTAAAAGATGGCAAATAAGCGTAGAAAAAAGAAACAAACAAAAGCCGAGATTATTCAAAAAGAATATTCCCATGAATACACTAAATATCTAGCACGTGTTAGAAATCAGCAAAAACAAGGTGTACAAGTAAAGATAATTAAGCGAGTAAAAAATCCATCGCAAGCTTCTATCGATAGAATTAAAAAGCAGAAGGCAAAAGAAATACGAAAAAATGCAACGGTTGTTGATATGCTTACTGGCGAGGTTATAACTTCTAAAGAATATGGACGTAAACACGCTCTTGAAAGAAACAGAGTTTTTATAAAATTAACTCCGCAAGAACAGGAATATGCTAGAATACAAGGTTATACTACGGTTGAAGAATTGAAAAAATTACAAAGGACAGGTATAATAGTTATTGAAGCAACACCTGTATTAGACTATGAAGCTATTATTGATTCGTGGTATGATTCTTTAGAAAGTTTCGCACCAAAAACAGCTGATTATTTACGTGAAAAAACAGACGCTTTATTATATAATGCATCAGATAAAGAAAGAGCGTTATTTGCTTATACATACGCAAAAGAACCCGAAGCATTTCCAACAGAGCCATACATGGACAAAGCTACGGTTGACGCTGTGTTTTGGAATATTTTGCGAAGAATGGGCGTTCTTAGTTCTACAGAAGATTTTCAAGAATTTCTACAGGAACAAGATATTGTTATTGAGAATGAATAAAAAAGAGGTGAGTATAAATGCCACGAAAAAAGCAAATAACCTTTTGGGCTTGTGACTTTGAGACAACTGTATGGGGCGAAAAAGTAGAGCAAGAAAAAGGTAAAAAACAAGACAGCACAGAAGTATGGAGCGGAGCTGACGTGGCTTTATATGATGATACTGAAACTGTAATAATAACCAATTCACTAAGAGATTTTTTAAATAGGTTTCTGACAATGAAAGGAAACAATATATTATACTTTCATAACCTTGCGTTTGACGGTTCATTTATAGTTGATTTTTTATTAAAAGAGGGGTGGCGTTGGGTGCACTGTAAAGATAAAGCGATGAAATCAAAAGAGTTCCAAACCTGTATTTCTGATATGGGGTCATGGTATTGGATTAAACTCAAATGGAATAAGACTTTTTTAGAAATTCGTAACTCTTTAAAACTTATGCCATCATCATTAAAAAATATCGGGAAATCATTTGGTACAAGACATCAAAAATTAGACATGGAATACGAGGGAGAAAGGTACGCATATTGTGATATATCTGAAAGTGAGAAGAAATATATTGAAAATGACGTGCTAGTTTTAAAGGAAGCCTTAGAGATGATGTTCAACGAAAAGCATGATAAACTAACGATAGGCTCGTGTTGTCTATCAGAATTTAAAGGTTTTTATGATGGTAAACAATACGATAAGTTATTCCCCGATATCAGAGAAGATTACCTAGATGAATCCATAACAGGCGTATGGAATCAGTGGGATTATGTTCATAAATCATATCACGGTGGCTGGTGCTATGTAAACCCCCAATACGCTCACATGGTAGTGGGTGAGGGTTTGGTATATGACGTAAATTCTCTGTATCCGTCCATGATGCATAGTATAAGTGGCAACAAATACCCGTTTGGACACGGGGAATACCACAGGGGAGCGCCACCCGATGAACTTATAAGCTCTACTAATAAATATTTTTTTATCCGATTCAATTGTCGTTTTCAACTTAAAAAAGGAGCGTTCCCATGGCTACATATTAGACAGAGTGCATTATATAAATCGAATGAAAATCTATATAGCTCGAACGTCAGATATAAGGGTGAATATTATCGGTATTATCGCGATATTGATGGTCAGATGCATGATACTAATGTCACTCTGACTATGACTTGCACTGACTGGGAGTTATTCCAAGAAACCTACGATATTTATGACTTGGTTATCTATGATTATATATGGTTTTACGCTAGAGAGGGGTTTTTTGATGAATATATAGATAAATACGGTGAAGAAAAGAGAACCTCAAAAGGGTTTAAAAGGCAAAAAGCGAAACTCTTTTTGAATAATCTCTACGGGAAATTTGCCATGTCAGACAACTCTTCTTATAAAGAGCCTTATCTTGACGATGACGGTATTATTAGATTTGTTCTGCATGAAGAGCATGAAAAGAAAGTAGGCTATATTCCCATTGGTAGTGCTATTACATCATATGCTATGAATTTTACAATCCGCCACGCTATTGCGAATTATGACCGCTTTTGCTATGCAGATACAGATTCCATTCATTTGATTGGACTAGATAAAGCGAATAAGGTCATAGAACATCCCGCTAATTTTTGTTGTTGGAAATGCGAGAGTACATTTGATTTTGCGTATTATGAACGACAGAAAACTTATGCAGAACATATAGTTGAAGAAAATCATGTCCCTTGCGAGCCTTATCTTGATATTAAAGCTTGTGGAATGAGTAGTCAAGCCAAACAAAAATTTATTGAAGAAGAAAAGGACATATCTGAGTTATCTACAGGTCTTAGTATGGTTAGTTGTAATTTAAAAGCAGAGCGCGTGAAAGGCGGGATTATATTAAGAAATAAAGACTTCAAGATTCACGCTCAAAAAGATAAAAAATTATAATATAATACTTGACTATATTTAGTTGTTGTGTTATTATAATGTAATAAATAAAACATATTACATTGCAATTCACACTCAAAGAAACAGAAAAAAGGAGGAAAACAAGATGTTTACAAGGACATTAGTCACAGCGGAGGTTTCTGTAGAAAGAATCTACAAGGACAAAGAGACAGGTGAAATCAAGAAAGATTGTTTTGAAGAGAAATTGCTCTTCCGATCTGGAAATCTTGATTAAAAAGCAGTACAAAGGAGACATAGTTTCCATATTAGACATTAAGTTTAAACTGGAAAGACGCGCAATGACAGACGAGCAGTTCTTGCTTAATTCAGATGTCAAGAGTGAAAAAATTGTTACCGAAGCAGAGTTGCAGGAAATGAAAAAGGAAGATTAACAGGAAAACAGGAGGTAAAGAAATATGGTAGAAATCATAGAAATGAGTAGAGAGTTTACAAAGGTCGAGAAGTATCTTATGACCACAGCGCCTGATATTGAACCTTTAAAAAATATCGCTGATGGAGAGTCTATCCCAGTTGACGGATATCTTATCTTTGATGATATTAATGATAATGGAGATATGCAGGAAATTGTGAGTATTATCACACCTGACAAAAAAGTATATTCAGGGCAGTCTGCAACTTTTAGACAGTCTTTGAAAGACATTGAAAACGTGATGGAGGGGGAAAAATTTTCCATTGTTAAAATTAGCGGAAAGACAAAAGCAGGACGCGATTATATTAATTGCACCTTAGACGTATCAAATTTATAATATGATGCCGTGAGAATACCATTTTAATTCTCTTCTTCTAAAGGGGTGGCTATATGCCACCTCTTTTATAAAATAAATGTTTCACGTGAAACATGAATGGAGGTGCTAACATGATGAATGATGGTTATTATCATTGCGAGAGATTGCTAACCATGAAAGATAAATACGGGAACACACCCGACATTTTTATTGTAGATGGCAACAGAACAGCAGGAAAAAGCTATTCTATCAAATGTCGACAAGTTTCTGATTTTTTAAAAGATAAATACAGACCGGAAAACCAGTTCATCTATTTATACAGAAATGTTGTTGACATGAAAAATTGCGCGGACACCTATTTTGGGGATATCGCGGAAAAATTTGACGGTTATGTCATGACAGAAAAAAGCTTGATGCGTGGTGCGTTGGTGCAGTTATTTATTAATGAAGAGTCATGCGGTTATTGTTTAGCTTTGTCGGTTGCTAGAAAATATAAAAAAATGCGTGGGTTGTTCGTCAACATTCGTTCTGTATTTTTTGACGAATACCAAGATGAAGATAATATATATTTACCTAATGAAGTAAATAAACTGTTATCGTTGCTTACAACTATCAGTTCGGGGCATGGTAAACAGCACAGGAGAGTAATGCTATATATGGCATCCAATACGGTATCATTGCTAAATCCTTATTATAGCGTATTTGGAATCAATAAAATGTTAAAGAGAGATACCAAATTTTTACGGGGTGATGGTTGGGTATTTGAGCGAACATATAATGAAAGCGCATCAACAGCGTATAAGGAAAGTGCTATTGCGCGAGCTTTTCGAGGTGCTGACTATAACGAATACGCGAGCGAAAATAAATATCTAAATGACAATGAATGTCTGATTGGGAAACCATCAGGGCAGTCACGTTATATTTGTACAATTAAGTACAATGATAATCTGTATAATGTCAGAAAATATGATGTATGTCTATATGTATCAACAGGGGCAGATGATAGTTTTCCGACACGGATTTGTTTCACAAAAACTGATGTGATAGATAATACAGCTATTCGTGTCAACTCGACCCATTATATCGTTACGATGTTACGGGAATATTTTAACAGAGGATTGCTTTTGTTTGAAAATTTGGAATGTAAGAACATGATATTTGATGTCATATCTTTTTAATGTTTCACGTGAAACATTGACATTTTAAATAATATATGATATCATAATATCGTACCCAAAATAATACGAACATTGTAGTTGATATACACGCACGTAGACAAGTAGTCTGATATCAATTTTTGGCTTTGCGTTCCCTTTGATTCGATTATTTTGTAACGTACACAAAATGTTTCACGCGAACAATGTTTCACGTGAAACATTTTTTATATACAAACAAATCTATTTGTGTTATGATAGAAAAAAGGAGGTGATATCATGGCAAATGAAGTTATCACATTAATTAATAGTTTAGGACTTCCGACCGTGGTTGCGTGTGCGTCCATGTGGTATGTCAAGTACAGGGAGGATAAAAATGACCAAAAAATTGAAAAGATGACGGAAGAACACAAGGAAGAAATGACAGATATTACAAATGCGCTAAATAATAATACGTTAGCGCTACAACGTATCTGTGATATTTTTGATAGTAAGGAGGACATGAAACATGAGTAAAAAGGCTGTAGATATCTCGTATCATAACGGGGTTATTGATTTTGAGAGATTAAAAAACGCTGTCGATTATGTAATTATTCGATGCGGATATGGGCAGGATATGACATCACAAGACGATAAACAGTGGGCGAGAAATGTCAGTGAGTGCGAACGGTTGGGCATTCCATACGGAGTATATTTTTATTCCTATGCAAAGACCACGGCTAGAATAGAGGGTGAAATTAATCACTGTCTTAGATTGTTACAAGGTCACACGCCTAATCTACCTGTATTTTTTGACAGTGAAGAAAAAGGAACACAGGGTGTTGCAAAGCACAACGCAAAGCGTTTTTGTGATGCAATGTTAATGCATGGATATAAAGCAGGAATTTACGCTAGTAAATCATGGTTCGAGAATTACATAGGCGAGACATGGGGGTATGATTTGTGGATAGCTAGATACTCGAATGTGTTGGGCGTAGACAATGTTGACATTTGGCAGTATTCCAGTAATGGGTCTGTTGATGGCATCAACGGAAGATGTGACGTGAACCATGTTTACAAAGACTATGGAGCTTCAAATTCTGCTCCACCTACACCACAGCACCCTACTAGCTCCGTAAGACCAAGAAATGAATTAATTGCTTTAGGGCAACAGCACGCGATTAATTTTACACAGCATCAAATTGCAGTTGATGGAATCGTGGGGAGAGACACAAAAAGAATGGCAGTCCGTGTAGTACAAAGGGCAATGAATGCAGATTACGGGGACACTATCGCGGAGGACGGGATTGTCGGTAAAAAGACAAGAGCAAAAGCAGGTAGACATTATGTAAAGCGAGGAGAAACACAGTTTCTTGTGACAGCACTTGAAATCTTATGTTTATTGCAAGGAAAAGACCCGAACGGGGTAGAGTGCCCTGGAACATTTGGGGGTGGACTGGCACGCGCTTGTGGGCGTGAATTCGTTTACGCAAAAGATATGTTGCATATGGTTTAATTTTATTCACGTGGAACAAAATGTTTCACGTGAAACATTTTGAGGAGGATAGCAAATGCCAAATATTAATGTAGCCTATCAGTGGGCGGTCAATGCGTGCAATGCCCCCAACATTGGATATTCTCAGCAATACCGAAGAGGACAGACCGTGAACGGTATTACTTATTATGACTGTAGCTCTTTTATTTCAAAAGCACTTACAGAAGGTGGGTTCTTTTCAGTGAATCCATGGTTCACCACAAGAACAGAGGAGGGATATCTATTACAGGCAGGATTTAAAGAGATTAGTATCAATGAGGCTTGGCAGGCAGGGGACATTGTATGGCGTAGTGGTCACACAGAGATGGTATATCAGGGGGCAGGTGCAGGAAATGGCGGTATTACCATGGGAGCGCACAGTGGACGTTACCCATTACCCGAACAGGTCAGCATTAATACATATGTTTCCAAACCGTCCGCGTGGTCAAAGATATATCGTTATGGAAACAGTGCAGGAATGCCTCTCGAATGGATTCACGGAAACCGATATCTGACAGATGAGGAAATGAAAAATAATGCATATGTATTTTACAGCACAATGTTTTTCAAAAATTTTACGCTCAATGCAATCGCTGGAATGTTGGGAAATATGGAGATAGAATCTAACATTAATCCCGAACTATGGCAATCTCTAAAAGAGGGAAATTATAACGGTGGTTACGGTTTAGTTCAATGGACACCAGCCACAGTATATACAGACTGGGCGAACGCTCACGGGTATGATATTGCAGATGGTTACTATCAATGCGTTTGGCTTGACGAAGAAACAGTAAGTAGCGGACAGTGGATTGAGACTACAAAATATCCGATATCATGGGAAGAGTTTCGGAAGTCCACAAAAGAACCCGATTATCTCGCGTCAGTATTTCTTAAAAATTTTGAGCGTGCAGGGGTTGAAAAAGAAGAGGAAAGAAAAAAGAACGCGTTAAAATGGTATGCGTATTTACAGACATTATCGCCATACCCAGTACACCCACATGGAAAAAAGAAAAAAATGCCTCTTTACTTTTTCTTTCCGTGGTGATATAATTAAAACTGTAAAAGGGTAATAAATAAAAAGGAGGATATTTACATGGATTTTAATAAAGCTTTAAACGAATTAATTGACGCTGTAGCAGACGTTGAGGAACACGGTGACGCGATTGAAGTTCTACAGGCATTCGCCGAAGATAGAAGCGGTGAAGCCGACAGCGAATGGAAAGATAAATATATCAAACTCGAAGCTGAGTACAAAAAACGCTTTAAAGACCGCATGAAAGAATCAGCTACTAACGCGGACGGCGAAGAAAAGAAAGATGAAAAAGAAGAAAAAATCACCGTTGAAGATTTAGACTTTAACGGTAGGACAGAGTAAGGAGGTATAAATAATGGCAGAAGCAACAAACGCGAATATTTTAAAAGCAGTTAAGCAGGAACTTTCTTTTGAAGTTCAGAACCATTTACCAACAGAAGTATCAGACAATTTACAGGCAGTGTATGACAACATTTTAAATTACGCTCCTGTAAGAAATGAGATTGTGCCATCACTCATTAACCGTATCGGTATGCAGACGGTGGACAGTATCGCGTGGAGAAACCCGTTAGCACGATTCAAGAAAGAGCCGATGCGCTATGGTGAAACACACGAGGAAACATACGTGAATATGTGTAAAGGACGTGTCTATGATTCACAGGCAGATTTTAAATTTGCTTTTCAGCAATACCAGTCTTACATCATGAGCGTATTCCATAATGTCAATCTTGAAATTCAGTACCCTGTTACGGTTACTTATGACAACTTGAGAAAAGCTTTTACAAGTGAGTATGGTATCCGTGATATGATTATGGCAAAAATGGAGAGTGCTATCACAGGGGCGAACTGGGACGAGTATCTTGCTATGCGTGATTTGATTAATGTAGGGTATGAAAAAGAGGTGCTTCCAGCAGTAACCGTTGACGCGATTGTGGATGAAGCATCAGCGAAAAAGTTATTGATTGAGGTCAAAAGAGCAGTTGGAGAATTTGGCTTCCCTTTACCTGAAAACAATCCAGCTGGTGCAACTTCTCACGCTATGCCGTCAAATCTGATTTGGATTACAACACCAGAAGTAAACGCACAGATTAGTGTTGATGCTTTAGCGTATGCGTTCCATATGGACAAAGCAGACGTGGCAGTTCAGACCGTGATTGTAGACAAGTTTGCAAATAGCGCTATACAGGGAGTTCTTTGTGATGTACGATTCTTCAATGTCCGCGACCAGTTCAAAGAGATGACAGACCAAAGACTTGCAAACGTCTTATCTTGGAATTACTTCTATACACAGGTGGAAATGGTCAGTGCAAGTCCTTTCTACCCAATTCGCGTATTTACAACAGACGAAGTGGTTGAAAAACCAACCTTGTCCGTGACAGCAGGAACATACACAGCAGGACAGACACAGGAAGTTGAAGTTACAGTCACAGCTGGAAAAGGCATATATCATCAGAATTTAGTTACCCTTGAAGTAGACAGCGGAGCAACGTCTGCAAAGACATATGTCATCCCTGGTACACATTTGCTTCATACGGGAGCAGACGAGACAGGAACGATTGTGTTGAAAGCAATCTACAGACCAGACGAGACTATCACAAAGACTGTAAATTTTACGAAACAGATGTAATTAATCGCATTAAATCTATAGATTATTATGACTATGTTA